ATATTGAACATACAAAATCAACCTCACTTTCAGACATATCACTATAAAACGGAAGCGCTAAAGTCCTTGACGATACCAATTCAGCAACAGGAAACATGCCTTCATGATAGCCCATATCGCGATAAGGCTTTTGCAGGTGGATTGCAGGAAAATAAGGCTTCACTTCGATACTGTGAGATAACATATTCTGCATTACTTTGTCGCGGTTATCACATTCGACGGTAAAGACGAAATGACTTAACTCCTGCCAGTCGCTCCCGAACTCTTGTAACTTTATTCTTTTATCCAGTATCAGGCTGTGGACATATTGTAGATAAACATTATTCCGTTTACGCATTATTTCGTCCCAGTGATTCAACTGCACAATACCGATTGCAGCCTGTATATCTGTCATTCTGTAGTTATAGCCTATGTAAGACGATTCAAGCCACTGGTCGCCTTTTTTGCGCCCCTGGTTGCGTTGTGCTTGGCAGTATTCGGCTATATCCTGATTGTTGGTGACTATACAAGCCCCTTCGCCGGTGCAAAGCTGCTTGTTCGGATAAAAAGCATATACCGCTGCATCGAACGGGCGGTTCATTTTACTGCCAAAACTTTCACATGCATCAAGGACGATTGGTAAATGTTCTTTGAAACCGTTTTCGTATTGCAAATTGTTTGTATTGATAGGATTTCCGAAACAATCTACCAGCAATATTACTTTTGTGTTTATGGGGTTTTCTGATGTTACTTGAAATGTAACTTTGTCGGCGTCAATGTTATAAGTTTCCCTGTCGATATCCACAAATACAGGTTTCGCACCGGCATGGACTATGACATTTGTGCTGGCTATGAATGAAAAAGGTGTAGTGATTACCTCATCACCTGGACCTATGCCGATAGCTTTAAGGCACAAGAATAGGCCTGCTGTACCTGAACTGACTGCAACAGCATAGCGACAGCCGGTATAGTCTGCGATCTTTTGTTCGAATTCTTCGACAACCGGCCCTTGAGCAATAAAGCCAGACCGGATTACTTTGCTGACAGCTTCGCATACTTCATCGGTGTAGGCCATATATGACGGTTTGCTCAATGGAATTCTATACATCGTGTTTCCTCCTATATTCTTGTACTAATCTGCAATCGGCATCATTGCACTTATCCGCTCCAATGCAGAAACATTGTTTCACTTCGTCGATTTGAGACTTGATTATTTCCTTTTCTTTATAATCTCTTAATTCGCGTCTTGTTTCCGATTTGGTTAAACCTTGATAACCCCACTTCATGGTGTTTTCTCCTTTAAATAAAATTAAGGTAGTCTATATTACACCTCAAATCAGTATCAGTCTGGTATACAAACCTATTTCGGCCATGCCGCGTATTGTTAATTCCGGCATTATTCTGACATAGACTTTTTTGCCTTTAAGTAACTGTTCTTTTATTGCTGCCAAGTGTGCCGGGATTAAGTCCTCAATTTTGTCAACGCATGTTCCAATTGTGGAATTACTATTGCCGAACACTGTTATAATTTCAATGCTTTCGGGTTGCGGCATATGGTCTATTTTGTCGTAGCCATCAAGGAAGGAAAATTCCTGCTTTGCCAGTTGCCTTATTTCTTCAATGCCTTCAACTATTTCTGTTATAGTGTTGGATAATTTTAATTTTTTCAATTTTACACCTCCTTTCCATCATTATTCCATACAAATTCCACGGTAAACTACCGCAAAAATACAACATTATGCCATACCGTCAGGTGGGTCATCTTTGTGTGCGCCGTAGTTGAACAGTAGAAATACAGATAGTAGGATAATATAGGCTAGAATGTAGATCATGGTGTCCTCCTTATCCCGAATACCGGCAGAATCTCAATGTTCACGGCAACCAGCTAATTTTTAGGCTCCGGCTTCGGGTTAACTTGTATTAGCATATTTAAACCACCATGAAACAATATTTCTAAGGTCAACTATGTTTCCTTTTTTCTTTTCTGTTGGTCTCTTGGGAAGTGGATACAATACCTGTATTTCTTCGGGCATATTTTGCAATCCCCATATTATAACTACCGTAAAAACACCTGTGTTTATCAATGCATTAAATGTAAACCATTGCCCTTGATTTATTTTTACTCCTGGTTTTTTAGTCTCTAATACGAGAAATTTTCCCTTTCTTTCTACAAATCCGTCAATGTCGGTAGGTTCTATTTTTGTATCTCCAAAACAGCCTGTTAGCATACCCCAATCCCAGATACCTTCCATGTACAGCTTTGCGTTTTGGATTGTCATATTTCATTCCCCCAACTGTCCCAGCCGTCCGTTGCTTGCCTTGAAAATAGTTCTATGCGCGGCAGTTCACCAACAAGCTTTGTTATTAACTGACGCACAATTGCAGGCTTTTTACTATGTACATCAATAGGCGATTCGATTATTTGCGATATTCCTGCATCAAGTCTTGTTATGTTGCCTTTTGTTGCTATTAAGCATAGTTCAGAATTGGCGCGTGTCCAACTCCCACAACCTACAAATGGCGTATCTGTGTTTTTATTTTTCTTTACCCACACAAAGCCACAAGTCGAATATTTAAAACCCCAGGATTCAATAACCTTGAATGATTCCTGTAATATCGGGAATGTAACCCATAAAAAAAGAATACAGTCGGTATCGGCTATGTCCTTTACTGGAAGATTACATATGTCACCCAAAGACATTGTGGCATAGTGTAATGATTGATTTTTTTGCCCGCCTTCCCAGTACGACCAGGCAGGATCAGCGTAAACTATGTTGTATTGCTTGTTTGTAGTAAAAATGTCGACAGATTTTGTTTCCATTGCAGACTCAATGAATTTTTCTTTTACCGCTTCAATTTTTTCCTCACGCTTAATACTTTGGTAGGCTTGATTAATAGTCATGTCTCCAGCTCTGAGTTTTGTTTTAATTTCTTCAGGGGCTTTCTCTTTAACTATTTTTGCTTGCGCTGTTTTTCCGGTACTCCATCCCAGCTCATCGGCTATTACTTTGCGTGTATCGTGCTTATCCGTTTTGTCAATTATTGACGGAACGGTAGTCGCGTTTTGTTTAAGTGTTTGCAGTTGTTTTTCCTTGCCTTTTTTGCTTAGTATTTCAGTTTTTTTATCTTTAAGTTCAAATTTAACATAATCGCTTAAATTTCTTCTGCTGTTTTGATTATCTATTATCCACAGCATAGCATCATCACGGCTTTCAAATGCTTTTTCGGACGTTTTGAAAGGTATGCCATGCTTGTTACATATGGAATATCTGTTATGCCCGTCAATAAGTGTATCGCCCCATACAATAAGCGCATCCCGGCAGCCTTCGGCAAGGATATTTTGCTCAAGTCCTTGGTATTCGTCTGCTGTCAATGGTGGGATAAGTCCCTGAAATTCTTTGTCAATGTTCATATTCATACCTCACTTTTTTATATTTCTCCCCACTAAAAATGGCATAAGAAAAGGCGGGTGTGAGGTGGACCCGCCTACAGTTTGCAAAGCTGCTTATGCCAAAATCTTTTTTGCTAGTATAAATTTGACACCTATCTAGTATAAATTTGACACTAGATTTGCCTGTTTATCTATGTTTGCTTGTCTGAATTTGATACTAGTGAATTATTCTTGAAACACTATAGTATGGCTGTGTTTAAGGCAATTTTTATATTTTATGATTTTATAATTTGCTTGTCTAAATTTGATACCCTATATTATATATTACCATGGGATAGGATTTACTTACGCCACACCCCTGACAGCCTAAATACATTCTTTGCCTTGCAGAATTGGTTATGCTGCTCATACTCCATGAAACCTTTTTCAATAAGCTCATCTTTTGCCCGAAGAAAAGTTGATTTACTTATATACTTTAGCGCCAGGCTTATAGGATACTCGAAAACGTCATTTCCGCATGAATATAATTTCATATAGTTATAGACTGTTTTAGCAGCATCCGAAAGCTCTATATATGCTTTGTTCAACATCATATCGGCGGTAAGTCTTATATGTTTGTCCGTTGCCTTTTTGCCCTCATATTGCTTAAAGGGTGCGTTTTTTCTGCTCATATTTATCCCTCCCATAAAGGATAAAACAAAATAGGAAAAGCCGCAAATGTATGGGCACTTGCAGCTTTTTACGCCTGGCCTGGCAACCTATGTTATTTTAATGTTTTGCATAAAAAAAGAACCCTTTCGGATTCTTAATTTTTGAAAAATGTTCTTATTTCTCCTTTTGGCTTTCCCTTTTCTTTTGGTTTTTCGGGCTTAGTTTCATTTTTGTCTGTTGATATAAAATCTGGTCTTCCAAATTCGACCGCTTTGGGAATATTTAATATCCGGTATATTGTGGCCCTGCTTAATTCTGTCTGTTTAACTATCTCATTAATTCTAAATCCGCTTTGGTACAATGACTCAACTGCTTTGGCTTTGTCGTTTCGCTTATTTGGCCTGCCGCCGCTCCTGCCTCTGGCTTTAGCTGCTTTAAGTCCTGCCTTTGTCCTCTCGGAAAGCATATCCCGTTCAAACTCAGCTAAGGACGCAAAGATATTAAATATCAGTTTCCCGGTTGCTGTTGTGGTATCAATGTTTTCCTTTAGACTGATGAAACCTATTCCAGTTTCCCGAAACTCGTCTACCAAATCTAAAAGGTGTCTCATGCTCCGGCCTATCCTGTCAAGTTTCCACACCACCACAGTATCACCTTTGCGTAATATTTTTATCATTTCACTAAGTTGCGGTCTGTCTGCTTTTGTACCTGTTATTTTTTCCTGGAATATTTTTTCTGCGCCGTAATCATTGAGTGCGTCCAATTGCAATTCTAAATTTTGATCCTGTGTGCTCACTCTTGCATATCCTATTTTCATAATATCACCTCAAGGATATTGTATCAGAATAGTATCATAATGTAAATAGTTTTTGATACATTTTTTGATACACTTAAAAGCCTTGAAACATGCTTAAATACGCACATGCTAATAACGTTTCATTATTGTACGTTTTTGATACAACTATTCCCCCGATTCCAGCGCCTTTTTCAGCAGCTGCTCAAAAGTGACGTTGAGGTTAACGTTTTGGTTTTCTGAATAAACGCCTGCCATTTCTAATATGGTCTTACCGTGCTGATATGAACCACGCACAGCTTCTTTAATGAATGCGTTTATGACGGGGCCTACAGCGTTTTTTACCAATTCTTTGGCTTTGGATTCATAAATGGCCTTGAAACCAGCCTTTGAAAATGATTCGTAGTAGGTTGTCCGGGTGCAGTTGGCTATCTTGCATATATCCGTGATAGATTTCATTCTATTGTCAGGATTCAACATAACTTCTATGAGTATGGATTCTTTTTCGGTCAATTTGTATTCCGTAAGAATTTGTACACTGTTTTTACTATCTTCTATTACATCTATCTGCATACTATCGTCCATCATCTTCACCTACTTGTAATTCAGTACCTTCAATGCTTTCAAATATATCTGGCACTTCTTCATCATGCCTATTCCATTCAATTCCATACCTTTCCAGTATGTTTGCAAAATCCTCTGTGTCGTGTTCTTCTAACTTTAATCCTTTTTCGCCCATTCCTACATGCTTTAATTCATGCAGCATCAGTATCTTTTGCTGATTTTCGTTCAGGAGTTCCGTATTCCGCTCGTAGAATGTAATCAGGAAATCGAATGGCAGGAACGCTTTATATGTCCATTTCAGTTTACGGCAATCGGCATATTTTATCTTTGTTCCTCCGGGGTTCTCCTGACTGACTACATATCCTATTTTAATATCGTATTCTCTTATTACTTGCAATTCCGGAAACTTTTCCAGTATAGATTCGTTTGATAAAATATTTTCAGCCAGTTTCCGCAGTTCTTTTGACGGTTCAGCATCCACGATCCCCAGTTGCCGGCCGTACTTTTTTATCAGTTGGTGCTTTTCTTTGCTCCTGGTCTGCTTGTATATTTCCAATAACTTTTTAATTGCTTCACATGGAGATTCACAACCCATTCCACATTTATTGCAAATTTCATTTTCCAATTAAATCACTCCAATTAAAAAGCAGCTGCCATTGCAACCGCTAAAATTATCATATTCATATTAAATACTCCTGTAGCCTTATTATTGCTGTATTTGCGGGTTATCACGCTCTATCAGCCTTATAATATCACGTTCATACCGTTTTACATATTTTAAAGGCATATCTATCGGCATGGACAGTCCAATATTATAATTATTGTCGAACCTTATATTGATGATTAATTCCGGGAAATATTCGTTTGTTTCATGAGTTACTTTTACTTTCATATATCCTCCTGCCTATTGTTTAGGCTCAAAATTGATATATCCGCCTATTCCGGATTTTACGCAACAATTCCAACATGCCTCAGCTTTGCATTCTTCACACTTTACCCATTTAGGTATATCTTTCTTGTTCTCCATTCCCTCTCACTCCCTCTATTGTGTTAAATCAGCCGGTAAGGATTCGTCACCTTACATAGACTACTTCCGTCAGCAATGCTGGTCACAGAGATAGCTTTTTCCGCTTACATCCTGCAACATAATAGGCAAGTCCTACAGGTCACTATAGCGTCTACATTTTCCGCCACGGCTGTTTATTGTGTTATAGGGTTATATAGGCTCACCGCAGATAAATGTCTGCCCACCAATTTCTGCGATACCTTCTAATTGCATATATCTTGTTTCATAATCAAGTATCATTTCTATTAACCCTATTTCAATGAATCTGCCCATGTCTTTCCTGATTTTCTTTTGGATAAACTCAGCAGCTTTTTCAGTGTCTAAAACAACATTTCCGGTATTATCCATTACCCCTTACTCTCCTTCTGCTCTCAATCGCTTTGCTTTGTAGGCTTTACGCATCCGGTAAATTGACTTTTGTACAATCCTTCCGCGCTCTTTATATGTTGAACATTTCTTCCGTCCTTTGGCTGTTTTATATTTATCATGAGTGCATATATTACAATTATCATGGCAGTGCATTTGGAATACTTCACCCATTGTGTTTACTCTCCTTCTACTGTTATACCCTCAACCTTTGTCCAACCACCTTTTGTCAAGCAATCGTCACACAGAAAGTCGGGGTAATTAATTGGTTTTCCCATGCATCCGCAATCTCTGCCGTTACAACAATATTCAGCTTCGCAATCTTCGATGATATTATCACAATTTATACACTTCATCTTTACTTCCCACCCTTCGGGCATGGTCTGAAATGGTTCTCTATTTGCTTTTCTTGTTTCGCTTTTTGCTCGGCTTTGTATTCCTCTTTTGCCTTGCAAGAATCAGCGTAATTTTGTCGGTTATCTATTGGCTTGTTTATTGTGTTATTCTTATTCCTTGGGCATCCGCCTGTATGGCCACCATTTATTATGCCGCATATGCTACAAATATTATTTTGTGCGCTATCCTGCTCGGTTTTATAAACGGTTACGGCTGAAATTTCATCAAGCTTTGTTCGGGTGTTTCGCTGTTCTACTGCTCGCCTGATGTATTCGCTGTCGGATTCATTTAAAGCCTCTGCGCATTTTATTGTTTCTGCTTTCAGTTCTTTGGTTGCGTAAAAGCCCCAGTATTTCATTGCCGGTTGATTTGGTTTTCTTCTAGGAGACATTATTTTACCTCCTTTAAACAGTCAATATACTTTTCGAACCCTTTTACCGTTGGCTTAATATTTTTATCAACGCATGCCTGTATATAAAACTTAAACCCTTCACCTATACTTTCAAGCCAATCAGACCCATACCCTCCGTCATATGCTTGCTGCTCATAGCCCTCTAATTTGTCTAGTAATTTTTTACTCATAACTCACCTAGCATTGCCTTTCTAGCATTCTAGCTGACCATAAGTAGCCTTCTAAATCTTCATTAATATTGAAAACGTCATTTCTGCTATGCTTGCCATAGCCAGAAGCAAAAGGAGTACATCCTATTGTTACTGTCTTCCCCTTGAACTTTAGCATCCCTGCATGACAATAAATATCATCATATTTGACATCGGCTTGTAAATCCTCTCTTACCTTAACTTTGCTGTTTACGCTTAACATATAAGCACCTCCATAAATATATTATGTTTATATTGTATCACACATTATATATATTGTAAAGTGCTATATGCAATTATGTGCTTTTCTTATACCCCAGCTTTTCAAGTTCCTCTGCTGGCATCTTTCCAAATTCCTCTGCTAACATCTTACGTATCTCTGCATCGGACATGTTGCGGACTTCAAAAGGCTTGCCGTCTTTGTTGCCGATCTCTACTTTGTCGGTGAACATGCCCAGGTGCTTGCCGATTAGTTCAAGGGCTTTCATCTGATCATTACGCTTGAATTTGAAGCCGTCTTTTGTCTCTGATACCTCTGCTATAAGGGTTCCGTCCACATGATCAGAGTCTTTCAAGTCAATAATTGTTTTGTATGTCGTTATTGGCTTTCCTATTAAGGCCGTTGCGGTCTCGTCAAGCGTTTGGACTGTCTTAAAGCTTAACATGTCCTTTATGTCTGCAAAGGCTATCTTGGAGAGTTGATTTAAAACCTTTTCAACGGTAACCATGTTACGCTGCTTCAATTCGTCCGTTAATTCCTTTATTCTTGTTACTATCTTGTTGTCAAGCGACAATGCGTAAGCGTTCCTGTCTATCGTTGCATCCTTCATGTTATCGCAGTTGTAAGCCTGTTTGTATGCCTCTCTTTGAGTGAGTCCGGCAAATAAGCCTTGTGCATATTTCTCTTGCTTTATTGTTAGTCCCTTGTCTGCCATAATATCACCCCCAAAGCAGTTTTAGTATAATCTGTGTTAATCTGCTTTTAAAATCCTTCTTGCTTTCGCCGCCTCCCACATCTGCTTGCGTATACAATTATCACAGCAGTAAGGCGTGCGGTTGGTTAGGTTGGGGCATAGCGTTGGATTCTTGCACCATGGATTCATAGTATTGTCACTTGTCGTTGTGCCTACATCTTTTAATATTCCGGCTTTTAATCCGTCTATTGTATCAAACATATGTACACCTCGAAATAAATCAGCCCCTGCATCTGCAAGGGCCGTAAAGGAGGAAAGGTCAAAATCTCATACTGTTATTATAACATGGTGTATTGTCCAGCGGAATGGGTATTTCGTGGGTTTTTTTAATCCTCACATTATAATTTTTAATTATGTTGCCCACGACTTTCCCGTCCCGTTCTTTTGCATAATCTTCGTCAAGGTTTACTTCCCTTGCTACCTTGTACCATTTCATGTGTTTAGTGTACCGCAGTTCAATTATTCTTTTGTCAATGGGTTCAAGATAGTATATAACACACTTTATAGATAATAACATATTCTTTTTGCGGAATAATTCCGTTTCAAGCCTTTCGATATAACTCACTCTGTTTACCGCAAGGCTTTCAACCTGGCTGTTGCTGTTAAAATGTCCTCCCGTGGGTCGCACCATCGTATTACTGAACGGTTCGCCGGGTTCAGGAGGAAAATACTGCGTTCCCTTTGGCTTGTCTCGATAAGGATCCGGGTCCATGTTTACCCTGAAATGATCTGTTGACATTGCCCGGTATTGCTCTAAGTCTGCGTTAATGTCTGCAATCTCTTGTTTCAGTCCATCAAGGTTATGTAAATAATACCTTACCTCACTAGGTTTCATCCTCTCACCCCTTTTTCTTTCGCTTTATCTTGCACTTACCGTAACATGCCTCTATTGCTGTTTTGCTGCCGGTATAGTAGATGCAATATCCATCTGACCCACGTGCAAATTTTCTACAGTATTTCATTTTGCACCATCCTTTATGTCCACCTTTGTTATCCATTCAGGCTTTATTTTGCCTAGATATAAATACCATTCATCACTGCCATCCCAGTCTGTTACGATATGCCTATATTCAACCGGAATCAGCTTTATATAGTCCGTTGCCTTAACAATCTTTCTCATTACAATTCTTGGTAGCTCTATTGTTAGTCTATAATCGTTCCTGCCGTATTTAATAAAATTTGATGTATTCCAGCTTTGAGTTTCGAAGTTATTGTTAAGTGTCAGCCACTGGCATGGAGTAACGAACGAAATTCCTAAATTGCTTATTAATGGGAATTTCCCCAATGTCAAGCCTTGTTTTAAAATATCGGCCAATAAATGTCTTGCTGTGAAATGATAAAATATATTCACTAATGCCAGTCCCCCTTTATCCCCAAATACCCCTCAATCTTTTCTTTTGCTTGCTCCCACCCGAAACATACCTCTGTTTTATATCCCTGCCTTGACAAATCAAATATCCAAAACAGTTGATTGTCTGATAATTTGCCTTTCTTGGCTTTCATTTCAACATATAGCCCATGAAAACCGCCTCTTGCAACAGGAAGGAACACATCCGGCACCCCTGCTTTTACACCTTCTTTTTTAAGCCTTATCGCAGTTGCCTTATACCGTTTCCCACCGTTCGGAATATGAAAAAGTAGTTTTAATTCCGGATATTTTGCTTCGTTATATGCTGCCCATTGAAATAAGGCTTGCTGTTCAGTTGATTCGCTCATTTCTCCCCACCTACTGTTTTATCTATCGCCGCAAGGGTTTCTCTAATCCATATGTGTTTCTGGAATCCCAACCCACCCAAGCGGTCAAGTGTTTTTAATGTATAGCGGGCTATCCTCAACGCCTCCACATCAGCAGGGTTATGGTAGTCCTCCTGCGGTTCTTGATATCCCACACAATCAAGCGATAAAAATCGTACAGGCTTACCGTGCGCCATAGCATAATCAATTTCAGACCTCGTGCTATCGCCAATATATCTGTCTACATCAAGCACAAACACCCAATCTGCAAGGTCAATTTTACGCTTATGGAGTTCATCAAGTCTCACCTTATCGTCAGCAGTTAATCCTAGTCCTTTATCACTCTTGGTGTTACATCCAATTGACAATACAATTTTCCCCTCGAGCGTAAGCCGATAGTTCCAATCATCAAAGGTTCTGAAAAAACGCGTTGACCCACACAAACACACCTTTTCGGGCATTGCCCCATTCTGTGCCTGTAGTTGCTGTATCTCCTGCTGTTGGGCTTCTAAAATATTTGCGCACTCCATTAAGTCCGTACTAAATACTCTCGTTGCGTGATATCCTTTCGTGTCTCGTAAAAAATTTGCCATTTCTTGTGCTGTTCTCATTCCCTTTACACCTCACTTTATATTTTTACAAATAAATTACCGTCATTTTCTTGCCTATTTTTTCAAGATCAGATACCTTTACAAAAAAATGTTCGTGCTTGAATGGATTCATACTTTTTCTGTAATATGGGAAGGGTCTGCCTGTAGCTTTTAATTCTTCCTTGGTGAATCTTTCACAATAATTCAGGTCCCTATAATATCCCGATTGACTCCGTTTCTCTGCATCATCTGGTGTATAATTGCCCCAAAATTCCAAAAACCCGTGTGTCATGTGTTTTGTTGATGCTATTACATAATCTCTGTTCATTTTCCCTCACTCCTTCCTTTCTTTCCATCTCTTTTTATTGGCGTTGCTTATCTTTTCCCTTGTTTCCTCTGTCACTACATGTCCTTTACGCTTTCCCTTCATTTTCTGTTTTACTTCTTCTGCTAATTTTTTTCCTTTATACAACTCCGAAAATTTCCTTTTTATTTCCTCCGAAAGTTTATGTCCTAATGCGTTTTTATTTCCAATGTTAACCTTTCTCATTTTTTCACTTAGTTCCGGTGAAGCCGCATGTGCCTCACTCATTTTTTCTCTTGTCTCATCTGATACGATTTTCCCTTTGTGGGCTTTACTTATTTTCTGCCGTGTAGTTTCTGTGTGTTTTAATCCATAATTGTTTCCAGCCGTTGGCGAGGCATTGTATTCAGGTTTTAATTCATCAATGTATTTTTGTTCGGCGGTAAGCACATCTTCTAATTTTTCAACAATTTCTAAAATAGTAAATTTCAATGCGTCCTCACCATATTTATTAAAAGCATTTTGCATATGCTTGTTGTGGTGTTTATTTCTCCGCAAACCAGTCAAGTGGTTATTCCATCTCGTTTTAAAACTTTGAATAGTGCTTCCAACATAACATTTATCATTTATTTCTATTTTGTATACCCCTGTTCTACAAGCCATTTTGCCCTCCGTGTTTATCTGTATTTTATGGTAATATTATATCATACTTTATCATACTTTACAATACAATACTAACGTGTTATACTACTTTTGGGGTGGTATTATGAAAGTTAAAATAGCCATAACACTTGATGAAGAAATATTAAAACTTGTCAAGGAACTTGCTGAAAGCGAAAGCCGTACGACTAGCAGCCAAATAAATAAACTTCTCAAGGATTTTTTCAAAGAGAAGTAACTTGCTTCTCTTTATTTTTCTGCCTCTTTCCACCATCCGCCAAATCCGTTTATGTAATCCTTTTGCGCTGCATTCTCCATTTCCAACCGTTCAATGTAGCGGGATTGTTCGTCTATTCTGTCCAGCAGCGCCGTGTCGATTTCGATTGTGTCTATTTCGTCCAAAATTGCCGTTTTTAGCCCCTGTATTTCTGTGAGTATACTTTTATGTTCACAAGGTGGTTCATGGTTGTACGTCACGCTGACAAACGCAAGAGATAATGTAAGGGCTATGGCGTAGTGTAGTATGTAATCTCGTTTTTTCATTTCAACCTCCTTGCTATTTCATAAATTACATTAATAGTTGCACCGTTGCCGGCTTGCTTGTAAAGTTGCGAATCTGAATTTACTTTTGCGGCCTTTTCAAAATCTTCATCAGTTGCCCCTTGGAGTCTAAAACATTCCCTTGGTGTCAATCTGCGTATATCTGATTCCAATTCAATAAATGGTTGTAAGTTGCCGCCTTCCATGCTATTCAAACATGGTGCAATCCCTCGCGGGTCGTATACCCTGCCTTGGTTTGGGTTATCTCTTGTAGACGTCGGCATTATGTTATACAATTGCTTAACTTCCACACATGGTATTTTGTCAAGCCGCGCCGCTTGTAGTGTACCGATTTCATTATTTTTTATAGTTGTGCTACATCCGTGAGTTTTTTGATATACCATTATTCCAGGCTTATCACCGCCGCCGTTTGCCCTCAGTGGAGGCGTTGTATTATTTTTAAAATGCCACTTGTGGCCTATTCCATCATCACAAATCATTTGTATGCCGATTGCAGAATCCTTGTTGTCTGTTCCGTAGATAGGAAATACTTCTGGTCTACTTGTTCCTCTAAGATGTCCAATAATGAACACTCTTTCCCTGGTTTGTGGGATTCCAAAATATCTACTGTTAAGCAGTTGCCATTGTGCATCATACCCAATTTC